AATCGCGACCGTAGTCTTCCTCGATGATGGTCGAGACTTCCGACCTCGTGATATCAGCCATGGTGAATCCCTTTCGTAGTCATGGCAAGGAACCCACGACCGATGTGAGGTCGGGGTTTTGGTGGTTAGTCGCGTCGCAGCCCACGTAGGGCGGCGGCGCCTCTCTTACCGGAAGCGCCTTCCGGGACTGATGCACCAGATCTGAGTGCACCCGCGCGTTTGGGTGTCACCGAGAACTTCTCCACCAACTTCTTCACGTCGGCTTCGATTTCCTCAACGGTGCTGCCCTGAACTCGATCCCAGAGTTCGGGGTCGAGTCCTTGTGTGGCGCTGATCTTCTGCCGTTGCAGGATGGCTTGGAGTCGCTCGTTCTCAGATTTGATCGAGTCGCGCTCACCTGCAGCGGCTTGTGCAGCCTCGGTTGCCCGCTGAACTTCGGTCTTCGTTGACTCTGTCAACTTCTCGAACTCAACGGCCTTGGCCTTGATGTCATCGAATCCTTCGTACTTGGATTCGATGTCGCGCTTCTGATTAGCTAGGAAGCTGTTCAGTTGCGCCTGTGTGAACTTGGCCTCATCGCCCTTGGGCTGCTCTTTGGGAGCTTCCTTGGGGTCAGGCTGCTGTTCTCCCGATTGCTCGGTCATAGTGATGCCCTCCAGGATCGGAGTAAACCGACGAAAACCCGCCACAAATAACCGCTGTCGTCGTACAGCGGTTCACCAAAGGTGTTGGACGGTTGGTCTATTGATTGAGCAGTTGCCGCCAAGCGGCCTGGATCTGCTTCGGGTCACCCGTGCCGGCTTCGGCACGGGCCTTCAAGTACTCGCCCTCCCACTGCTCCATATGGGCAGGGGGGCTGTAATCGCCTACACGGTCTTCTATGGCCACGCAGTGCCCGTTGTCGTGGCACGCCTTCAACGCGTTCGCAGAGGTCTTGTAGACGGCGCCGCGGGTGGCCATCATCCTGCACCAAGGGCACGCTGTTATCCGCGCGTCCACAGCCCACTTAGAGTCTGTGCGTTCCACGTTGACGAGCGTGGTTTCCCGCGCCCCATCGAACACTGAACGGTTCAGGGAGCCCGCCAGATCCGTACGCCCCTGGTCCCCGAAGGATTGAAGCGCCCACGCAGCGTTCTTCTGTAACTTCTCTACCGGCGGATTAGGGGCCGCTATCGCCCGGTATGTCGAGGACGGGTCTGATTCCTCGAACCACGTCGCCGCCAACGTCGCTGACATATCGACGTAAGGATCAACAACCACCGGATATGCATCAACGATGTACTGGAAGAACTCCACCGTGGCCAGCCGTCCGGCCTGCTGCCAGAGCTGATTAAGCTCAGTTTCAGCTAGCCGGAAGACTTGACTCAGCAGGTATCTGCGTTCCTGCGCCGACACCGCCATCCGTCACCTCTGGGTTAGGTTGCCGCCGAAGAACATCAAGAATCCGCGCTGAGCGCGCCAAACGGGCCTGCTGCTCAAGCGCATTGATGATCTGCTGAGTCAAACCAGGCACCAGCGGTAGCAGCGGCAGGATCGGGGCGCCCTGCTCCAACGCCTGACCAATCTTCACGATGCCGTCCACGATGGCCGCGAACGACCGCGCCTCAGTGTCTTTCCACACCGCCTCCGCCGAGTCATCAACAACCCCGCCGGACATCTCCTGACCCAATTCCAGGGTCTGCTCGTGAGACTCGCCGTGAGACTCACGCATCGCATCCAACTTGCGCTGCTGATTCGCCTCCGCCGCCGCCAACGCCTCCGCGGAAAGGTTCACCATCTTCCCCACCACCGAAGCGGGAGAAACCTGCGCCCGAGTGGCGACGTGTTCCTTCAAATCCTGGATAAGGTCGTTGTACGGCACCAACGACGCCGCCGGGAAATGCTGCGCCTTGACATCGTCCTCGAAAGTCCACAGCTTCCGCGCCGAAATCTCCAGCGCCTTGTTCTTATCGACGCCAATCCAGTTCGAGATCACCTTCTGCGGGAAAGCCCCGAACCGAGCCACGATCAGCCGGTCGAAGTTGACCTCGTTGATGGTCTTCTGATCGTCGATCAGGCGTTCAATCTCGCCCTCAACCAAATCCTCAGAGTCGCGGCGGTTTATATACCTGACCACCGGGCACACAGGGCGCCCCTTGTACCGGCCGCCGTGCTTGATCGGATCGCCGATGCCGTCGTCCCTGATGGACAGGGTGTGACGCTTGATCTGGTCGTCCCCCTCGATCGGGGGCGTCGACACCGAACCCAAATCCAGCTCGTACATGAACACGTCGTCGTAGAACATGCCCTTACGAGTCGGCTCCGCATCCGAGGTGTCAATCCACGTCTCCAGCGCGTACTGCGGCCACCGGTCGATCTGCGGATCCTCATACACCGCGATCAACTGCCGCGGAGACCGGATCTTCAACACCAGCGCACCGTTATCGGGGGCCGCCACCACGTACGCGACACCGTACTTCACGGCAGCCTGATAGATCTCCGCCTGCCGGGCGTCCATCTGGTTGGCCTGCCACAACTTCCAGCCCTCAGCGTTCGCCTCAGACTGCGAGTTCCGGTACCCCACCACGGACAGGTTCTGCACGAACGCATCCAAGACCAGGGTCAGCACATTGTGGACGCACTTATCCCGGATCTCGCGGATCTCGCTGTCTGCGGACTCAGGAAGCGCTGGCTTCCCGCGGCGGCCCTTCACGTACTCGTGGATGTTGTCGAAGTTCGCCAACTCGTTCTGGTGAAGATTCCACATCCGCGTGACAGTGGGGGCAATCTCAGAAATGTCGATCACCAATCACCCCTTTCTGTCATACGAAAAACGCTTTTCCGGTCTTCTTCTTACGACGCTTGCCGCTGTTCAACACGATCCGCGCACCCATCACTGCACCAACCATGCACACCGCAAGGTCCACAAGCTGCTTAGAATCACGCGTCGCCTTCGCTAACGAGTTACCCCACTGCGTCGGACGGATTTTCGCGTTATGCACATGCGTCCGCAGGCGGGGATCTCCGTCGTGGCGGAACATCCCATCCTTGCCTTCTTCATCAATCCAGCGCTGCACCAACTCCGCGGCCTGCGTGAAAACCTGGTTGCGTTGGTTCGCGCCGAACTGCGACGTCCTCATGTCGAACATCACCGAGTTGCCGCGCACCTCGCCCGGAGTCGCCCACACCGGAAGCTTGTCCCGCAAATCCCGGTGAAGGTTGTCGATCATGTCCGCCCAGTACAGGCTCTCGGCGTCATCATCCTTCGCGGGGGAAGGGTCGATGCCGAACCACTGCACATCAAACTGTTCGGTAGCCGCACGCGCCGCGGCATCAACCTCAGCCCGAGGGGCCAGCCACCGCTTCGACTGCGGCCACCCCTTCGGGCGTTCCCACACCCCAATGGTGAAGCAGTACATGTCATCGAGTCGGCACCCCACCAAACCTGTGGAGTCCTCCGACTTCGAGCAGTCCAGGAACATCGCGATCTGGTCGCCGTCCCCAACAACCTTCTGCTCCGCCAGATTGTCGAAGTTCGCGGGCTCCACCCACGAATCCTCCGCACCCGCCAAACCGTTCAGGTAAAAGCGGATCTGGTCGGCCACCGACGTTCTACGGTCCGCCATCTCATCAGAGATACGTTCAATGTCGTTCCACGGCGCATCCATATACGCCGCCCGCAAGCCCCTAAGGCGGCCCTCCTCGGTGAGGATGTCCGTATCCGGCGGCGCCTCGATCGAGTCGTACAGAATGTCGCGCTTACCCCGGTAATTCGGGGCCTGCTGCTCCTGCCACGACAGATACGAGCCTTCAGCCTCCGACTCCATGCCCTGCCGGTGAGCGTTCGTGTACTCAAACACGCGGGCCTGAATCTGCGCCGGAGCCTTCGCAACGTTACGTCGCGCCATCGCCGCAACACGCTTCCCGCCACTGGAATCCGTCATGTGATGGGTCTCGTTCAACATCACATGCGTCGCAGGATCACCCTCACCGGATGCCTCCGACGTCGGCGGAATCTCGAACCGCGCCCCAGTGCCCTTGATGATCGTGCGCGTCTCACCACAGTCCAGCCCGTAATAGTCCCGAGCCTCACGCGACCACATCGCGTTCGCCACCCGAAGAACGTCCTTCGACTGCGCCTCCGAGTTCGACAACACCTGCACCAGAGGAAACCCCCGACGACGACCAATAGGCCGCCCGGTCTTCTCATCCCAGTCGTACAACTCCACCGGCCCCAACAACTCGGTGTTGCATACCGCGCCGCCGCCAGGATCCTTACCTGTGCCCTTCGCGCCGCGCTTCACCACCGACCGATACGTGAACCGGCCATCCGGCTGAACGTGATACGCCAAGATCAGGAACCGCTTCTGGCCGGGCGTGAACCTCCACCGCTCACCAGACATGTAATGCGTCAACCCAGGCTCGTCAGTACGCCACTCAGCCCAGTCGATGATCGCCGGCCCCAACGAATTGTTGACCAACGCCATCTTCTCGTCCGGGTCATCCGGCCACGGCAACGTGCACCAAGCCCCCGTCGCCGGCTCCACCCAATAGCCGGGAAGAAGAAGCTCAGAGGTTCCGGTAGTCGGCAATGTTCGTCACCTCGGCCGAATCACCATCAACCGGCAGATCGACATACCGGATCCGCAGATCCCGCAGATAATCCTGCGTCGTACCCAGAACCTTCTCCCGGTTCCGCAACTCCGTCGCAAAACTGGCGGAAGCCTTCTCATGCAACAGCGCCGCCAGCTCGATCGAGTCCAGCGCGAAGTCCCACTCCGCCGGCCCCCACAGCTTCGCGTGCGGCATCCGGCGCCACGTATCCCACTTCGCAGTGATCCGCTCAGACCACGGACGGCCGTCACTGCGCGTCTTCGGAAGGTCCGGGCCGTCCTCGAACGGCACATTCTGAACTTCAGTCCAGTCGTGCGTGGGCTTGTTCCGATTGACCGCCTGGCCAGCGGGTTTAGCCTTCCGACCCGCTACAGGCATACGAAACTCCTCA